AAAAATTTAAAAACACTAAGAATGGTTTAATATAAGTCCAATGTTCCTTTTGCAACTTAAACCACACCATTCTATTTGCTGCTTCTAATCCAAACACATTGTATATTACTATTATGTGATTGAGTATCAAGCGTTCCTGAAGATCGCCGTCAGCTTCGTATCGACTTAGTAATCTTTTAAGATATCTAAATCTGTTTAAATCCTCTTTAAACTCTTCGACATCCGTGCACTCTGGATTATCGTAGTGTTGCATGGCAAAGAGTTTAAAGTTTCGGTTTGTCAATTCGTCAAATATTTTCATCATGTATTATATATGATGCTACGTTTATTGCGTATTTGCCTCAGCTAAGCTCATCGATATAATCTTCAGCTTTATTAATAAGGCCGTTGTAGTAATCTTCAAGATCATCAAGCTTATCATCATCGATTTCGCCATCTTTGTGTTTCTTTTCGGCAGCTTTAAGTTTTTCAACGTATCCTTTAATTTGTTCTTTCTTCTTATTGATACGCTCTTTAGGATCTCTAGCTTTATCAAACGCTGCGTCATTGTCAGCTTTAGCTCTACCCGCTTTACCCATGGCAGCTCTCTTTACAGCAGTTTTAGCTTTACCTGCAGCCTTTTTGATTGAACCGATAAGACTTTCATCAACACCTTCGTAATTCTTATCTACATAATCGAAGAACTCTTTTTTCTTATCGCCTTTAAGCTCAGCTGGTGATGAAACGCCGAATTCTTTTAGAGCCTTTTTAAAGAAAGCCTGATATTTCTTTTGCTTATCAGACATTTCATCGACTTCCTCGTCATCGTCGTCATCGTGGTATTTTTCTTTAACAACGTCACCATCTGCTTCTTCACCAGATTTTTTGATTTTATGTTTAGCTTTAAAATCTTTTTCGCCCTTGGCTTCTGGTTCAGCAACTTCACCCATTAGCTTATCATGGTTCTTAACTGCATACTTTTCAGCAGCTGCTTTACTCTTATAAGCCTTTACAGTCTTACCATCTTTATCAACTACTTCAAATACGCCGTCGCTCTCTTTAACATGATCGCGTGGGTCCATTTCTTCTTTTTTCATTTTTTTCTTGCCGTAGCCTTCTAATACTTCTTGTGCAGCCTTAGCAATGCTTCGTGTTACATCGTCGTTATACATTTTATTTCTCCTATTGAATAAAAAGCATTCCTGATATTGCGGCCGCGGCTGCAGCTGTAATTATCCAGAATAGTTTGTTAATAACTTGTACGGTCTGGGCATTTTGCCTAACCAAATTTTCTAATCTATCAACTCTATTTATAAGAGTTAATATTTGCTCACCTTGTTGTTTACCAAAATCTGTTAATGTAATGATCTTTTCTTCGGCGCGAGCTAGGGCAATAATAGCATCAGCCATATGATCGATTTTTTGTTCAATCCTATCAAGACGTTGTGATTGTTCGTCTCTTTGTTCTTTAGCTGTTGCCATGTTTTATAACCCTACATTTGAGAGGAGTTACTCCTCTGATTAGTCTGTGGTACTCTCCTTCAGGTATATCAAATACCATTCCCTTTTTAAGCAACCATGGTAGACATTTGTCTACTTGAAATTGCCATCCTTCTCCCTCTAAAACTTCAATCTCTCTATCTTCGGCATCTCTATGCCAAACATATTCTGCGTCGTCTATTTCTGGAAAGAACGTTCTTACGTCAGCGTCTTCCCAATAAGGTTTACCAAAAGTAAGATCCACCACCTTTAAGCCCCAAGTCCTTTGCGTATTTCGGTAATCGACAAGACCAATAACCTGGCTTCATTTTATCGCTTTTAGTATCACAGTTGTGGCGTGATGCAAAGTTTGCTGCAGCATCTCTATCATTAATTTTAGATGATAGTCCACCCTTCTGATCACCAAAGGTTATTTTCTTAACATTTCCTGTTTTCGGGTCTTTAACGTATACCACGTATTTTTTACCATCAGCGCTATTGCGTGATGGGCTGCCAAGTTCAACTTCTCGGCCTTTATATTCCGCTTCATCAAGCTCAATCATTGGACTTTCCAATGGAACCATTGAACCTTCGTATAACGCAAATCCTTCTAAATGTTCTTTAAACGTTTTCATTCTTAGTCTCTATTTGGATTATCTTCAATGGCATCTTTTACACTCTTTTTACTAGATTGCGTAAACGCCCAATCCCATTCACGAGTTTTCTTATTATAACTCAATGCTTGATATTCACCACGAGAATGTTGAGCCTTCTCAATTTTCCATCGACTCCCACCAATGGTGGCTTCTATTTCGCCATTTGGACCTGCTTTCTTCCATCTGACCTTTGCTTCGCGAATCTCTTTAAACGTTTTCATTATCCACCAAACTCATGGCCTGCAACTCGCTTCATTTGTTTCTTAAACTCTGCAAAATCAGGCTTTGTTTTATACAACTTAATAGATATCTCAGGTCGATCTTTACCCTTGATTCTCCACTCAAATCCTTTTTCTTTATGTTCAGGCTTGGTCGTCTTTACCACACGACGTTTAAATCCTGCTTCCCAAGATTCTGATCCTTCTTCAATATGTTCTTTAAATGTTAACATATTACGCTTTCTCTATCATTTTTAGTTGTACTGCTTCCGTTGGCTTAATGCCACGGCCTTTCCAAACCTTAGGGGTAATAAGAACCCTTGGCCCTCTTAACTCTTTAACCGTATAAAGCTCTTTAGCTTCTTGAGGCGAATCAGCATATTGCTTTTTAATGCGTACTGTATCGCCTTCCTTAACCGCTTCAGTTATGTACTGCGCAAATGGTATCATATTACTTATCGTCTATAATAATACCAAATGTATCTCTAATTTCGATTGTAGGACCAGGACCAAACTTAGCATCACCGCCCATCAGACCATCTAGAGTACCGGCTGCTGTGCTCTTATAAGAACCTTTCATAGCTTTAGTCATTTGCTTAAGTTCTTTAGCATCAGTAGGACCTTGGATCATAACTACGAAATCGTTACTTAGCAGATAATAATCTTGCTTATCGGTAGAATAGCTACCCTCTTTCTTAAACTGGCCGAACTTTTTACCTTTCATACCTGCAACAGCAATTGAACCAGCTTCAAGTTTAGCTTTCTTTTCTGCCTTTGAAATATAATCGAGAACTAAAGCTGCACCTTTTTTAGAGGTCCAATCACCCCACATTTTGGTAAGCTTCTTTTCATCGACCTGTGACATCTTAGCTTTTTCGACGTGCTTTTTAAACGCCTGAGCTACTAAATTACCTAGCTGAGACATAGAACCGGTTGGACGGTAGGCCTTTTCAGATAATTCTGCTCTGATTATTTTTAATGTTTTCACTTAATTAACTCCTTAGTTTTAAGTTTTAATTTATTTATTGTTGACCAAACCCGCTCTTACGAGTTGGATTACGTACTCCACCGCCTAGCATATTTGGATTAGTTGCCAAATGCTTAGGCAGCTTACCAAGATCTATAAGTTTATGCAATTGCAATTGCAATGTTTTAATATCTACGCCAAATTCTCTTGCTGCTTTAGAGATACCCATAGAACCTTGTTTAGGGTTTTTCTTTCTCCAATCTAAATAGTATCGTAGAGCTTTTTGGTATACTTTATCCTTAAGGAATGGAATCTTTGTTGCTAGTGAAACGGGGATAGTAAACTCATCGAGTTCTATTGACTCTTCAATTGATTCCATATTGTATAGCTTTTTAAGTCTTTTAACTTCAGCATCAGCAGCCTTAGATCGTGCATGTACGTCGTACCCGTGCTTTTTTAGCGATTTAATTAAGCGGTCTCGGGCCGACGGTTTAGGCTTTTTTCTTCTAGCTTCCTCTACTGATTCATTCTTACCGATTAGTTTCCAACCTTTACGCTTCATCTTATCAGCTTCTTTGCCGTCAACTGTACGCGTAAATTTACCTTTTTTCATAACGTAAATTTCACGACCTTCGTTAACCAATCGTAAAGTATCGGCCACAACTTTATCTTTAGATAAGCCGCGCTTCATAGCTTCGATCTTTTTGCTAGCACCGGTCATATTGCCAGCCATGCTCATAGCAACTTTAATAGCAGCTGCTACCAAATCTGGTGGAAACTTACCTTTATATTTTTCTTCTACGTCTGAGTGTTCCTTAAAAGTTATCATTAACTTCCCCTTACCTTTTTAGCAAGATCCGCATCGGCCTTGCCCCATGTCCCTTTGGACTTTGTTGCAAATGAATTAACCCGAGCCAATCCCCACTGTGTAGGATTAGTTCCTGGTCTATGAGATGAGCTCCAAGCTGCGAATCCTCTGTCAAATACTTGCTTAAGAATTGCATACGGCATGCCAGATTTATCAGCCTTTTTCTTCAGTGCACCTTTTACATCTACTTTTTCTTTGATGTTAAATTCTTCGAATGAAAGTGTTTCACCGTACATTTGTCTAAACTTTTTAGTGTGTTTACTCTCTGGTGCATTTGGTCTTGGCTTATCGTGCTTCTTCTTTTGTTTAGCCGTCATTGAATCATAGTCTTTCGATTTAGCTTCTTTGGGTACGCAGTTAGGCACCATCTTCTTACCTTTCTTTTTCATACCTACCTGCTTGTGACTATCCCAACATGGATCATCTTCATTTACTTTCTTTTTACGACTACCACAATGCTTCTCAACTAATTCGACTTGATCTAACCAAACTTTCTTTGTTTTGTCTTCAAACTTAACTGTAAGATAATTAGCACCACAAGTAGTTATTTCGCCAATTTCTTTAGTTTCTTTGAGTTGTACAGTATCACCTTCAGCAAATAGGTTACCCTCTACATAGTCTTCTCTTGTATCAGAAACCTTTGGCAATTCAACATGCTTACGGAATAGTTTTGATTCTTTTAATCCCATTCCCTTTCTTACAGCATTAAATAAATCCTTACTGTCTTTGTATGATTTTGGCATTCCCTTGCTAAACAACTCCAAATCGTTGTCGGCAGCAGCTGCTCTTAACTTAGAGGCCGACATGCCAGAAACATCATCACTATCAGGATCTCTTTCACCCGCAGAGATTACTTTAATCTTACTTTCAAATTGGTAGAACCCATGACGCGCTTCTACGCCATTGTACTTATTAAGTAGAATTTCAAATTCTTTTACTCTGTCAGAGCCTGCGACCAGAGACATTTTAGTGAAACCCTGATCGTATAGTTTACGAGCTACGTCAATAACCGTACGCGTATCAGTATCTGCCATAATATTTCTGGCATGCTTTGGAAACATTTTGCGTAGGAATTTTACTTTATCTCTGAATGGGAGGGGGTTCTTTCTAGCGTCTTCGGATTTAGAAGCATATATTCTATACATGCCACCTTTGGAAACTTTCTTTAGTGTCTCAAATAATTTTTCATGGCCAGAAGTAGGTGGGTTAAATCTACCAAATACGATAGTAACCTCGCCCTTTTGTTCTGTTACAAATTCACTAAACTTTTTAATCATTTTTACCCGCACCACCCCTTTTCTTAGCTCGATCAGCTGCCTTTACTTTAGGAAGAAGCTTCTTAGCAATCTTTTGAATTGCTCCTTTCTTCTTGGCTAGCTTTTTCTCAATACTATGTTTGCTCGAAAACGATAAATCAGCTTTATCTCTTTTCTTCAGAATTTTTTTAAGTAAAATATTCCGTGCCTGCTTTACGGCTCGAGCTTTAAGTTTTTCTGGGGATGCGAGTTTCTTAGCCGCTTTTTTGCGACCAAGCATAATTTTAGCTTTGTTTTTCTTGAAATTTATTTTAGCCTTCATACGCTGCTGGTTAGTCAAAGCTTCCAGCTGAGTATGCTCTTTAAAACTTAACATGCTTATCCTCGGTATCCCATTTAGTTGGGGTTATCCCAACCTTTTATAATATCTTTGCTAAAGTTGTTAGTAGAAAATTCCATTCTATCAACTAATTTAACAGCTCCACCGTCCATTCGATCTATAGCAACAAAACCTTCAGGGTTGGTTACTTTAAATCCGGATTTAGTCTTAACAAACGTCCCAATTTTGTTTAGTTTGTTTAGTTTATTTATAATGATTAATTTACTATCTACCACTAAATTCTGTAAATCAAAGATTAATTGTAAGTTTTTCAAGTTCTTTTTGTCAAAAAACGTTAATATTTCATCTCGTTTAGCAGCTTGTGTGTCCTTACCTTTCTGACTACTCCTTTTGTCAATCTGCTTTTGGTATCTAGCTTGAATAAATTTTATCATACCGTCAGCGTGAGCTCGAGTATTAGTAATTTTTTCACCTGCTCTTACCTTAGTGTTATTATAGACATTAATCATAAGATTAAGTTCTTTATTGTCTTCAATAGTCTTTAAGGTCGAAGATGAGATTTTTCTAAAGAGAGAACCTGCAGCCGACAGCTTGGCATTTAAAGCTTCAGTTTCTGCATCAGTTAAAGTAGCCGTGCCTGATAGATCGTCAAGTGTAGCGTCCTGCATCCATACATTAGATGATTGCTTTAACTTACTTGATATGTTACCACCAAACTCAGCTCTCATAGATTCAAACGTTCCACCAGAATAACTAGTGTGCCATACGATACCAATCTTAGCTTTCGATATTTGTCTTTCTATTGTTGATCCCTTTGGTACAGCATAAGCAATTGTATTAGGGTGAAAAACCACCATTCTCTGACCGTCGATTGTTTCGTTCTTTAGATCAGATGAATCAAACATGAAGTCACCTTGTATAACACCTTTAATTCCTAAGGGCTTAAGATAATCGTATGCCATTTTCAACTTTTTAGATAAATCGCCGGAAGTATCAGCATCAATATCAGCATGTGATTTATAAATTTTTGGATTAGCATTAAAGATACCTTTCTTTGCAACGAAGAATGAACCATCACTTGGATCTTCTCCTGCAAATACGGCGGGAGCTCCGTCCCACTTAACAGTCACGTCAACTGAAGAATCAGCGCTACCTTTTAGCATATCACGTAAAGAACGTAAGGCCATAATAGCTTGCCGTGCACCAGAAACGCCACCATCGATGATCAGATCTTCGAGGTGAGTCATGTGTGTATTCTTACTAGCTGCTTCTGATAAATAATTCTTTAACGATTTCATTAATATTCCTTATGTAAATAATGCTTTAAATTCTGAAGTCATTTCAGCAGTAAAGTTTGGAGCTGCCCTGAAATTACCCTTATATCTTAACACAATATGTGCTATTTGTACAGTGCCAATCATTAAAGTAAACTTAAGATTTGCAGCACCTGCACCAGGATCATATGCCTGTGTAGCACCTGGCGTTAAAACCATTTTAGCATCACCTTTACTGAATAGATCGTCTATTAGAGATGAAGAAGATTCGATGTCTTTATATTCACCTGCCTCAACAACAACTCCTTTACGAGCTCCATAATCACCAACACCAGTAACAAGAGCAAAGTCAAAGTTAACTTTCTTTAATTCTTTTAGATCTGATTTAAAAATTAATTGGATTAACTGATTAGCAATTAGATCACTATTATCATTAATGGTTTTAGCCATAGTTTTAAATAATGTTTTCTTACCTTTAAGTACTCTATTGACTAGATCATTCGGTATTCTTTGGATATATTGCTTCCAATTTTTAGAAGTCGGTCTGCTTTTCTTTAGCTCTTTTTGCATTTCAGGTGACAGAATTTTAAGCCTTTGTGCTACCTTAATGACATGAACATAGAATGCTCCGGCATCAGCATCAATTTGTGTTCTTAATTTATCAAACTTTCTATCAGCTAGAAGAGTGGTGAATGCTTTATTAATAAGAGTTGGATCACCTTCAGTAGATCTTCTCTTTTTCTTCAATGAAATACCACAGTAATTTGAACCTTTCTTAATAATAAAATCAGAAGAGTTAAAGTCTTTCATTCCATATTTAGTTCTTTGAAATTCTGTAACGTCGTCGTCCCATGCCTGGCCTGTAAGATAAAGCATATCAGCACTACCATAACCAGCTTTAATGATAGCATTTGCTGCGGATACAGCTTGACATAGATTAGAATAGTTACCCTCTAATGAATCTACTTGACCTTGCTTATAGCCTTTAACCTTTCGCAGATTACCTTTTACTAACTCAATCAATGCATCCATTTCATCTGAATTGGTAATGTTGTGTGCTCTAGGGAATAAACATAGAGCTGCAGTCATTAATTCATGTGGATCATCACCTAATGCACTTCGGCCACCTAATGGTCTAAGGTTAACATATACATATTTTTCTAAATCTTTATGGCCAAAAGCGTAGTCTTTTTCTTTACGAGCGGCGGGAACTTTATCCATCATTAGTTCTAAATCTGGATGTGCGTCAATGATATCTCTTGCAAGGCCTGCAAACTTTTCGCGATCTTTATCAAGTGCTCTTTGACTAACGCCTAGTTTTCTTCCACTGTTTTTTCCAGGTCGTACATCTACTTCAATTTCTGTATTGATTGAGCCGATCTCATCGTCAATCTTAGAAAGAACAGACAACGCAAATGTGGTATCACTACCACTGTATTGCAAATCGTCTAAATCTTCAGGTAAAAAAGTTTTAAAGCCGCGCATTCTAAGTCCCTTACAAATAAGTTATTATTAATCTATTTATACTTTTTTGAAACTAAACTCTACGGTATATCCTTTTTCTTTAAATTGATTATATGATTCCCATGCAGTTTTCTTAGAATCATAAAGGCATTGGGCGATTGTGGTATCGCCCTTGGTAACTTTAACTATCCAACTATCGAGCATTATGGACATATACGTCAATTCTTTCGGCGTGTCTTAGTGGAAGACATGAATCATAAGCTCTTGGACTACGGCCATCAGCAATAGCAGCTGCTCTGCGTGGACCGCGTGCCATTAAGGAAACACGATACTTAGGTGTAACATCTTTCCAATCATCATAACCATGCTCACAGCGATATTGATTCATTGTATCAGTTTGCTTAGCCATTTTATTAACAGCTTTAATTGAATTTCTCAACATTTCAATCTGTTGCATATCAGCAGCCGACTTTACATCAGCTGTAAAAATAAAAGAATTAGTTCTCATAATCAATACCTATATCACTTCCAACATTATTTTGATACCAGAATGATCTGGCTTCGTATTCATCACCGCCGAATAGATTAGAACACTCGAGGATAAACTCCTCAAGGCTCATAGTTTCAACTGAATCAAATAAAACGTCCTTTAGTTTACTCATATTATGCTCCCAAAAATTTAGAATCATGACCCATATCCATAGCCTTTACTGGCCTATGGTTTACCAATTCCCAAAAATACTTATCTAGTACAGAGAAAGCTTCAATGGGAGCAATCCACTCCGTTCCATCTTCAAATGAAACGTAAGTTGATTGACTTTTTAACGCACTTTCAAGAATATCTAAACTCATAATTAAATCCCCGTCCAGCGGATATCAGCTGGATCATAATTAAAAACATTACCT